GCATACTGCCTAATTCTTCTGTACACTCGCGTGTCATTGCTTCAATCAGTGTTTCGCCAGAGTCAATCTTGCCCCCGGGCAATCCCCATGAGTCTGGATGACGTGAGTCATTGCGCAACAGGTAAAGATACCGTTGTGTGCTGACACTGTAGAACCAAACACCTACAGCCGTCACAGTACTATTCTCCATTGGCCTCCTGGATACAGTCCTTGATAGCTTTTGATCCATGTTGTGCCTGTCCATCGGTATTGAATTCCGGTGGTTATGTTGGTTACATATTGTGTGTTATCAGGGCTGGAGGTATTTTCAAATACTACTTGCCATCGATTATCTACATATTCAATAATGTCATTTTGTTTGGCAATCAATGGTTGTCCCAGTGTTCCTTGCCATGCCTCGGCATAGCTACTGTCACTGCCAGTGTTGTCGGTCAACAAGTAACGCTGACCTTCTACAGGCTCTGGCAATCCAACACCAGGTCCACTGCGAAGTGGGTCAATTACCGATCGCACAGGTGACAAGGTGTTTTGCGGCATAGTGTCTTCGTCTATATTATACAGCATAAATCGGTCGTCGGTGGGATCATACGACACAGTTCCGGCAACTTCTGTGCCATCAGGTTGTTCTAAAAAGATCTGACTAATGCCCGGGCGCAACACTCCGTAAGCGCCAACCACAGCAGCCCACAACAAATTACTTGATGGGTTATCTTGCGGCGTCAAACTGGCATTGGGTTCGTTTACTACAGCATTGGGACGTAACACCTGTAGCTTGTTGCCGATCAACAAGGTCTGATACTCCCATGGCGTAATTATCCTGCGTGTACCCAGCAACAGGTCGTTGTTTAGCACTGCATTTGAAGCATCACCATTGGCATCGTATATGTTGTTGATAATACGCTCAATCACACCCAATTTCTTAACCTTGGCTGGACTACTAATCCAAATTGGCAGAGTAAATGTCATTGTGCAAATATCAATTGGATCTTCAGTTCCGACTGGCACTGATCGACTGGTCCATTGTGTTGATTCTAACTCAACAATACTCAAACTGGTCCAGTCAAGATAGTTGTCTGTGCTTTGAATTTCCAACGCAGGGTTAAACAACACCACAATCTGTTCCAACAACTGCATCTTTTGATTGGTGTTACTGGTCCACAGGTCCAGTTTAAGTGTTAGTTTATAAGGCACAGGCATCAGTCGTTCAATAGTAAACGCATTACCCTGTGTGGTTTCGTAAGTGTCAGTGACATCATCGTATGTGCGTTGGCGCACAGCAATATTGCTAACATAGTAGGGTTCTTGCATTCTAGGACGATCATAGTCAAATCCAGAAATATAAAAACTCATCATTGGCACCGATGTCATAAAACCAGCAGAGTTGTTCTGCATGATGGTCTGCACCTGCCGGCTGGAATCACCATATCTAATGGGCACACGTACTAGAGTATGTGCTGTGCCTTCTTCGTTGCGCCCGTATTCTACTTGAAAGTTTGAAAAGATACGGGTGAACTGTAGCAAGAAGCGACGTATTTGTTCGTCGTAAAAGAACATTGGATTTGCGGCTGAATTCTCTGTTGTCATTGTTGGTTAACCACCATTGTCTGCGTTGGGCTTGAGTATGTCACTGAGACTCTGACGACTTGGAATAGCACCGCGATCCGTGGTTTGCACTGTGTTTCTGTTGTTGACAAAGCTGGCTCGCTGTGAGGCTGCTGGTCCTTCAGATTCAAACACAGGTTTAATACGAACACTGTCTTCAATTTTGATCCATGTTGCACCATTATAACGAAACAGGCGATTTGGAAAATAATCTAATCGTAGTGCATAGTCGCCAATTGCAGGCATTGCTGGAAAACTAACTCCTGGAGTCACAGGTAATCCGTTTGGAGCAATGCCATCTCCGGTCAAGTAGCCAATTGTGTAGCCATCTGAGTTTGGAGTAAGACCTTGGCCACCTTGAGTACCGTCTACAGTGGGCGGTGTTTGATCTGCAGTTAGACCTGACTGTGCTGGCTGTCCGTCTTCTGTGGTGGGAAGAATATAAAACTTCACAGTGTCATACCCAGTCAGTGGAACTTCTACATCTGCTTGCACTAAAATTGCATCGTTTAGTGCTAGGTCTTTTGTGCGAGTAGAAGTTTTTTCTGCAATGGTGTCTGGTGTCTTTTCTGTCCAGTAAGTGGTATTGGTTATATCTGTGCCCGGTGGCACGTTGCCGGTAGCAGTATAGTACTTGTCACCATTGTTCACAATAGTACCGGCAGGATAATAGTTGCCCGGATCCCAAAGGTTATTGGGTTCAAATGCCTGCTTGGTAATACTGTTGTATTCTTGAGCATTGACCATTGGAGTGGCTTTGACCCGCCACAGGTGCGGCAACCAAGTCTGACTGAAACCTTCTGACGCAAACGCCGCATCTTGAATAACATACCAACGAGGTAATGCTTTGGCTAAACTCTTGTCTAGCGGATGATAATCTTTTAAATTGGGAATTTCAATCACATCACCTGTCATGAGCTTTCGGCCTAGAGTGTCAATCATGTCATTGTAATGGAATGTAATGAACAAGGTATCGTTGTTTAGGAACAGGCCAAACTGTGTAAGATCAAAATCAATGTCGGCCACACGGTACACACCACGTTGTACATACACATCTGGATCGTATTGACGATCACGGTTTTCTAGCAACAGTAGGTCTTCGATGAACAAGGGATTTTGAGTGTCGTAAACAGGTAAAGTAGCATCTGCATCGCCAGGGTCGCCTGTGGCTGGACCCATGTACTTGTGGATGTATATGTCTAGGCCACCAACAGTGTACATTTCTGCAATGGTTCTGTCCAGAAACTTGTAGTCGGCAGTGCGATTGGGGCGATATAGGCTAAGTCTTGGCATACGTTATTTATGGTGCTGGTTGACTGAATATTTTCAAACTGCTATAATTAGGGCTTAACAACAACTGGAGTCACCATGCTTACAAATGCACAAAGCGCACAAATTAATAATACTGAAGTATACACTTTAGATTATGAGGCAGAAGCCCTGCAAAGCTACAGGGACACAGGCGACGACTTAATGGACGAGCTTGAGGTACGTGCAACCAATGTTATTTTGGAACAGACAGCATGGGATGCCCGCGAGGATTTGGGCGGTATCACAGTTTACTTCCGAGATAATACTTTAGTAGCATTCTACGATTACGAGCAGTTTCGCGGCACTGTGTTCTAAAAACAACACCGATAGCAGGGATTGACAACAAACTCAATCCCTGCTATAATACATGCTTGTTCAATACAGGAGCAAATATGAAAGCCGCTAACTTTTTAACAAAGTACACAGGCCCAAAAGGCAAGGGTTTTATACAGCCCTATGACAAGGTAAAAGCCACAGAAAAATGGGTGGAGTATGCATTGGATATTGTGGACATGAGCCGCATTATAATGACAGTGGACTTCAATACCAAGTGGAAACTGGCAGAAGCCCTGGAAGTGGCAGAACGCAAAAAGGCCTGGATGTACAAGCACAAAAATTTTGACGTTAAACGTGCCGCTAAACTTTTTGACGCTGTAAAACACCTGCCCAAAACTAAGTAAGGACTAACATGATTGCAACAAAACCCGTTAACCCTTTAAACCCACGCAGTGCAGATACCAATGCCATGGGCATGGAACCCACGTGGAAAACTCAGCCAGTTGACAATCGTATCAGTGCCCTCAGCCATGCGTTCTCCTGGTACAACTATTTTTACGGCAAGAAAGATGCACGTGAGATGATTGTAAATTATCTAGAAACGCATGGTCGTAAAGCAGACGTGCGTACCCTTAAACGCATTCCTGACAGTTCAATTCGCCTGACCACAGGTTGGTTGTGCCGCATGAGTATGGTGGGACTGGAACTGACAGAGACGGAACAGTCCAAACTAGACAGCCTACTGGCTGAGATTTTAGAAGCCAAACCGGACGAAGTAGTGGAACAGGTAGCGGTTGTCGAAGACGCAGTGCCAAAGATCACAATCCAAGACCGTCTGCGTGAAAAGGTAACCGAATGTGCAGGTGAGATGGAAGGCATGTTTGACGAGTTTATTACAAGTGGTGCCAAGTTGAATGCCGACTACAAGCCAGTGTCTCTCATGCGTTCGATGAACATTGCTCCGCAAATGATCAATGACATCAAACAGATCTGGCAACGAAAGCTAGTGGAGTTTGAGCAGGTAGTGGAAGATAAAACACCGGATCTAGTGCAAGGCTATGGATTTCTTTCCAAAGTACAATTACGGAACTGTGTAAAGTTCTGCGAATTGGTAATTTCCGACTGCGGTGCGTATCAGCAGATTAAAAAGGTCGAACGCAAGCCGCGTAAGGTCAAGGCAGTGCCGCCTGAGAAACGTGCCGCAAAGTTCAAGTGTATTACGGAATTTGCAGAGCTCAAGCTCAAAGGACTGCCTGCCGCAAGCCTAGTGGACAAGGCCGAAGCCTGGTTGTATGATACCAAGAAACGCAAGTTGATTCACCTGGTTGCGGACAGTTATGCACAGGCATTTACTGTAAAGTCAAACTCTGTCATTGGCTACAGCACAGCAGAAAGCCAGCAAAAAACCGTGCGTAAGCCTGCAGAGGTGCTCAAAGCCATGGGTGCCGCAGGCAAGCCGGCCGCAAGGAAGATCTACAAGGACTTGACCACAACAGAAACCGCGTTTAACGGACGTGGCACAGAGAACTTGATCATCCTTAAAAGCTGGTAAATAAAATGGAACGGAGTTCCATACTATGGCCATTGAAGAACAATCAAGTCTAGACACGCTGAAGCAAAATCTCATCGAATATGTGCAGTTACAACTGGCCGCACAGATTATTGATATCGAATTAGATGCAGAGCATTACGAAGCCGCATATCAACGAACAATTGGTGTGTATCGACAACGTGCTCAGGGTGCGTACGAAGAAAGTTACACCTTTATGGAGTTGGTCAAGGATGTAAACATCTACACCTTGCCTCAGGAAACCATACAGGTTCGTCAGATTTTCCGTAGAACGTTTGGCGATGCAGCCGGACCGTTTTCGTCAAACTTTGATCCGTTTAGTCAAGCCAGTGTCAACGTTTACCTAATGAACTTCAATGTGGCCGGCGGCCTGGCCACCTACGACTTCTACAGTCAGTATGTTGAACTGGCCGCACGTATGTTTGGCGGCTACATGAACTTTACTTGGAATCCAGTTACTAAGAAATTGCAGATTATCCGCGACCCAAAAGGCACTGGCGAAAATGTGTTGTTATGGACCTACAATTTAAAACCCGAGTTCAACCTGCTGAGTGACTTTCAAATCAGTCAATGGATCCGTGACTACATGGTGGCCAACTGCAAGATGATCATTGGTGAAGCCCGTGAGAAGTTTGCCACTCTGGCTGGTCCACAGGGCGGATCATCATTAAATGGTACTGCAATGAAATCAGAAGCACAAGCACAAATGGACAAATTACTGGATGATCTTAAAAATTATGTTGATGGATCACAACCACTTTCGTGGGTAATTGGCTAACATAAAGATTGCACGTCGACATGTGTTATGTTACAATAACACATGGCACACTTAATGATCGATCTAGAAGGGCTAGCAACTGGCCCGGATACCTGTATTCTTACCATTGCTGCTCAAGCATTTGATCCGTTTGGGTCAGGGCACTACGACCGGCATTACTATGCAAGAATTACTTTGGAAAGTCAAGAAACTCGTGCCATAGACGATGGCACAATTGAGTGGTGGGCCACGCAGCCTGCACATGCCAGAGAAGAAGCATTTGGCGAACAAGGCCGTATTCCATTGGATCAAGCACTGGATGAACTGGGCCGGTTGATCTGGCATTCTAACTTGATATGGGCGCAAGGTCCTACATACGACATGAATATTCTTGAGCATGCGTACAAAAGCTACAACAAGCCCTTGCCTTGGAAATACTACCAGGTTCGCGACAGTCGTACAGTGTTTAGCCTGTGGCCCGATCTACCTGTTCCGCCCACTACACACCATGCACTAGAAGACTGTCGTAGGCAGATCGGCATGCTACAGCAAACTCTGCAACATCTTAACATAAAGGCACTGAAATGATCATTGGAATTTGCGGTTTTATTGGTTCCGGGAAAGACACTGCTGCTGACTATCTTGTTAACGTACACGGATTCCGCAGAGAATCGTTTGCCAACAGTTTAAAAGATGCAGTGGCCCAGGTGTTCGGTTGGGATAGAACCATGCTGGAAGGCCGCACAACACAAGCACGTGAGTGGCGCGAACAGGTGGATACATGGTGGGCCGACCGCTTGAACATGCCCAATCTTACTCCACGCTGGGTGCTACAATACTGGGGCACTGAAGTATGCCGCCGATCATTCCATGATGATATCTGGATTGCCAGCTTGGAGAACAAACTGCGTAACAGTAAGGACGACATTGTCATTAGTGATTGTCGTTTCCCTAACGAAATTCAATCAATCAAGGCAGCTGGTGGCATTGTGGTGCGCATTGTGCGTGGTCCTGAACCTGACTGGTATGAAGCAGCACTCAGTGCAAATCGCGGGCCTGATGGAAATGCAACATGGTCATTGAGCCGACAACAACTGGAAAAACTAAAGATTCACCCAAGCGAAACAGCCTGGATTGGTACCAAGTTTGATGCTGTACTTGACAATAATAGTAGTTTTGATGACTTGTATGCACAAGTTATAGGTCTGGCAACAAATCTCCTGGAGTCCAAGTTGACCCAGACTTTTTGATTTCTACAACACAGTTTTGACACACAGTTTTTAGATTGTTGATGCTGGCGTTGTGTAAGTTACCATCAACATGATACACTAGAGTCTGAGCCGAATACTTTGATTTAAAGCCACATCTATCACATATGGCTTTTTTCTTATATCCAGCCGATTGCCACCGTGCCACAGGCGGCTTAATACGACGCTGTTTCTTAATACAGTATTCACATCTTCTTCTATAGTGTGGCACGCCATCACGGTAGTAGTTGACAGCACACAATCTTTGATTGCAAGCAGGACATAAAGGTCTTTCCATGGTGTATTTAGTATGAAAACCTTTGGCAAAGGGCGTAATGATCGCAGTTTTTCTGCATAGGTGCTAAATATTGGTAACTTAGAAAAAGGATTTAACCATGGCATTAGTATCCCCAGGCGTAGAAGTAACGATCATTGACGAAAGTCAATATATCCCTGCTGCTACCAATTCAGTACCATATATTTTAATTGCAACAGCACAGAACAAAACCAGTGCCGCCGGAGTTGGCGTTGCACCAGGAACATTGGCAGCAAATGCTAACCGTGTTTATTTAATGACCAGTCAGCGAGATTTGGCTGCTACATTTGGCAATCCATTCTTCTACAAGACCACAGCTGGTACACCAATTAATGGTTACGAACTCAACGAATACGGCTTGCTGGCTGCATACTCTGCACTGGGTGTCAGTAACCGTGTGTACGTGCAACGTGCTGACATTGACTTGACAGAACTGACAGCATCGTTAACACGCCCACTAGGTGCTCCAACCAACAACACTTATTGGTTGGATACCACCAACAGTGAGTGGGGTATTTTTGAATGGAATATTACCACAGGTGCGTTCACTGTGCAAACTCCTATTGTGATTACCAGCACAACACAGCTAGAAACCAGCACCACAGTTCCATTGCAAACAGTAGGCAGCATTGGTAACTACGCCATCACCGCAACCAGTACTTTTAACCCAGGTTATTACAAACGTGGCGGCCCAACATCAGCACAGACCAATTCAGTTGCATTGTCAGACCTGTACAACACATGGGTACTGGTTGGCAGCGATGATTGGAAAACAGCATGGCCCACTGTGTCAGGTACAGGAACACCGGTTACACTGACACAGGGAAATTCATTTACTGTAAACGATGTACCCATTACTGTGCAAGCCAGTCCACTCAACACTGTTGATGGCATTGCTGATCAAATCAATGATGCGGCAATCCAAGGTGTATATGCAGCCAACATCAACGGCAGACTGTATCTGTATGCAGACTCTACTGCTACCAACGACGGTAGTACAGCCGATGGTAACGGAATTATTTCTTTGGCAAATACTTCTGGAACTCCGTTGACCGCATTGGGCATTGCACTGGGCGAATACTATGCTCCTGCATATCAGCCTAGCCCCAGTTACACAGTTCCACGTTGGGGCTCTGGCCAAACTGAACCGCATCCAACTGGCAGTGTGTGGCAGAAAATTTCTGACGTAAATCAAGGCGCACAACTGGTGGTTAAAAAATACAGTAGTATACTGGGCGCATTTATTACTCAGGCATGTCCGTTGTTTATCAGCGAATCCAATGCTATCTACGAATTAGATCCTAGTGGTGGCGGCAAAAACATTCCTGCCGGCAGCACCTATGGCAAGGTCAACAGTCTGCGCAACAACACATCTAGTATAACGATATTTGAACGTTTTGCTACTGGTGCAACTGAAATTACTGGCAACACAAATACTCCAGGTCCGTTTGTGTCCGGCAATACTTTTACTATTCTTGGAACAATACCTGGTACAAACAATGTTAATACTGCAACAGCCACGCTACTAGGAACCACTGTAGAAGATTTTATTGCAGCAGTCAGTGCTGCCAATATTCCATATGTTAGTGCAACTCTCAACAGTGCAGGCGCAGTGGTGTTTACGCATTCTGCAGGCGGTATAATAATATTAACTAATGTAATAGGTACACCTGTTACCACAGCTGGTTTTACTACTAGCGTGCGTGGAGTTCATAATGAGTATGTGGAGGGTGTTGCAACTGGCTTAGTACTGAGTAACTGGGTTACTGCACCTACATTTACCTACACTGCAAGTGATGCGGCCCCAGACCAAGATCCAGCAGATGGTCGTTTATGGTACTACAGTGCTGTTGATCAAGTGGATATTATGATCCAAGACAACGGTGAATGGCAAGGTTATCAAAATGTAACCAACGATGTACGCGGTTTTGATTTGAGCACAACCAATGCCACAGGCCCAATTATCAGTGCTTCAGCACCTACCACACAAACTGACGAGTCAGAGTCACCGTTGCAGTATGGTGATTTATGGGTTGACACAAGTGACTTGGAAAATTATCCAAAGATGTACCGCTGGCAGCCAGTCAGCGGTGTAGATCAGTGGGTAGCACTGGACAACACAGACCAGACTACCGACAACGGTGTATTGTTTGCCGATGCACGTTGGGCACCAAACGGTGACACAGATCCTATCACTGGCGCTTTCCCAACAATTACCAGTTTGTTAACAAGCGATTACTTGGACCTAGATGCTCCGAGCCCAGCACTGTATCCACAGGGCATGTTGCTGTTTAACACACGACGCAGTGGATATAATGTCAAGAGTTTCCAAGTTGATTACTTCAACGCAGACACATATCCAGACGACATACTGCCCACAGTGACCAATGCATGGGTAACAGCCAGTGGCTTGAAAGCCAATGGCGCTCCATACATGGGTCGTCAAGCACAACGTGCTATGATTGTGGCAGCACTGAAGTCAGGCATTGATACCAACACAGACGTGCGTGAAGAACAGCGTCAGTTCAACTTGATGGCAACACCTGCCTATCCAGAGCTGATGCCCAACATGATTGCACTCAACAACGAGCGCAACAACACGGGATTTGTCATTGGTGACACACCACTGCGTTTAGATCCACAAGACATCTTGACCTGGGCCAGTAACAACAACGGCCTAGGCCTAGACACCGGCGACGGGCTAACAGTGGGCAATCAGTTCATGGGCGTATTCTACCCAAGTTGCCAAACCACTGACCTAAGCGGCAGTCCAGTGGTAACTGCACCAAGTCACATGATGATTCGCACAATCATACGCAGTGACGAAGTGTCGTTCCCTTGGTTTGCACCAGCCGGAACACGTCGTGGTGTCATTGACAACGCTGTGCAGTTGGGCTACATCAACGCTGCAACAGGCGAGTTCCAGTCACTGGGTGTGCGCCAGGGATTGCGTGATGTGCTGTATGAAAATGCAATCAATCCAATTACGTTTATTCCCGGTGTTGGCATTACTAACTTTGGTAACAAAACCACTACAAGTAATACCACAGCACTGGACCGCATCAACGTGGCACGTTTGGTAGCATTTATCCGTGGACGTTTAGACATCATTGGCAAGCAGTACTTGTTTGAACCAAATGATCAGATCACTCGTAATCAGATCAAGAACTCAATCGACGGCCTAATGATTGACCTGGTTGCCAAACGTGGTCTCTATGACTATCTAGTAGTGTGCGATGCGTCAAACAACACTCCTGCACGTATAGATCGTAACGAACTGTATGTTGATATTGCTATTGAACCGGTAAAAGCTGTTGAGTTTATATACATTCCAGTTCGTATCAAGAATACCGGGGAAATCGCTGCCGGGGGTTAATCAATAGGGACCTAGTGTCCCTATTTTTGCTCAGGTATAGATAAGATAAATAACAGTAACAGAGGATAAAAATTATGAGTTCAGCATCGTTAAACAGAATGACAGTGCCCTTAACAGGCGGTGTAGAGGGCGGCGGCATACTAATGCCAAAATTAAAATACCGCTTTCGAGTAACATTTGAAAATTTTGGCAGCGGTACAGGCACACCAAACATAACCGAGATGACTAAACAGGTTATTGATTTTACACGTCCAACAGTGACATTTGAAAATATTGATTTACCAATTTATAACTCCACTCTTAAAATGGCTGGCAAGCACTCATGGGGCGATGTCTCATGTAACCTGCGTGATGACTCATTGAGTAGTGTACAGAAACTTGTTGGTTCACAGCTACAGAAACAACTGGACTTTTTTGAAATGGCGTCAGCAGCCGCTGGTGCAGACTATAAATTTACAACCCGATTTGAAGTACTTGACGGCGGTAACGGTGCGTTGACTCCGGTAGTGCTTGAGTCATGGGAATTGTATGGCTGCTACTTGAAAGAAGTAAACTACGGTGACGCTAACTATGGAACCAGTGAAGCAATGACCATTGCACTGAGCATTTCATACGACAATGCTAGCCAGTCTGCTCAGGACGGCAATCAAGGTGGCGTGGGTACCTTAGGTACTCTTGTTGGAACCGCGCTGGGCACAGTGACCAGTCCTGGTACCTAAATTGGCAACCGAGTAGCCAAATGAGTTTTGGACAAGACTTTCTAAAAGGTTTTATTGGCGGCAATGAAGGGTTAAGAGATTACACCCACGCCAATAAAACCTTTCGCACGAATGGATACCAACTTGCTCCTCGATTCAAGTTCAACTACCACACATATTTTAACTTAAATTCGTCAGCAATACCGTTTCTGCAAAACATGGTCGGCAACGGAGATGCTGCCAGTATTGGGTTATCAGTCAAAACAATTGATCTGCCCAGTTATCAAATATCTGTTGACACCATGAACCAGTACAATCGTAAGCGACTGGTGCAGAGCAAAATTGACTATCAACCTGTTACTATTACATTCAACGACGATGGTGGCGACTTAATTCGTAACCTGTGGTACAACTACTTCAGTTACTATTACAAAGACCCAGCACAGCAGTACGAAGGCGTCCCCAACACAAATGGAACTTCTGGTAATTTACAAACCACTCCTGCTGGCTTCGGCTACAACACACGAGACACCTACAGCAACGATAGATTTGTAAACGACTGGGGCTATGTGGGTGAAAGTTACATGGACGGAACATTTGCTCCAGAAGGTAAGCCACCTTTCTTTCGTGATATCAAAATTTACGGACTTAACCAGCACAAGTTTGCTGCCTACGTACTGGTAAACCCCATGATCACTGACTGGCGACACGACACCTATGACTACAGTCAAAGCAACGGTGTTATGACACACACTGTGACAATACGGTATGAAACTGTAAAATACTATTCAGGTGCCATTGGCGCTGTTCGTCCAGATACCAATGTGGTTGGATTTGCTGATCCCAATAGTTATGATCAGACACTCAGTCCAATATCTCGTCCTGGTAGTCAGTCCACTGTGCTGGGACAAGGCGGCTTGGTGGATGCTGGTGTGGGCATCTTTGAAGATTTACAAAGAGGCGACCTGTTTGGAGTTATTGGTGCCACACAAAAAGCACTGAACGTGAATGAAACATTGAAGAAAACTCCGCTGAAAGACATTGTCCGCAAGGATGCTGCCATTGTTAAACAAGATGTGTTGCGTAACAGCTTGCCTGGTCAAGTGCGCAATGCAGCCAACTCTGCCAACAGTATGTTATTTCCTAAACAATCGCCGCCGAAAAAATGAGCTCAGTTAACAATACCAATTATAACATAGATCTCACTGTGAGAGTGTTTGACGACTTCTACGGCTTTGAACAATTTGTTGACGCTGCCGATTGGGATGTGGTACTCAGTTATTTTAAGTCAATATACACTACCACTGTGGCAGCTGAAAATTTTGCCACAGCACTGTTCAGAGTGTCAAACGAACAAAGCATACCTGTGCTAACGTTGTTGGCACAGATTCAGTCTGCTGATAATCTTGCTGAATTAAACTTAACTCTTGCTTATTATCTTAACAATCAGCGTAGCAACAGCACCTTACTTGGCACTTCACAGCCTGTGCAGCCAAACTACTATGCGGCAAGAAATATTCGAGCATGAGTAAGTTTGCACAAGGTCCTTACACTGTAAAAAATCCTACCAAGTATGTGGGCAAAGGCATGCCACGCTACAGGTCAGGTTGGGAATTGAGCTTTATGCGATTCCTGGACAACAACGACAATGTGATGCAGTGGGCCAGTGAAAGCATACAGATCCCTTATCGCAATCCGGTCACTGGAAAACAAAGCATCTATGTGCCGGATTTTTTGATCACCTATAGAACACGACAAAACATCTTGGTCGGTGAAGTGATTGAAATCAAACCCAAAAAGCAAAGCATCATTGAAAGTAAAATGAGCAACAGAGACCGCATGGCAGTGGCCATCAACTATGCCAAATGGGATTCTGCAACCAAGTGGTGCAACCGCAACGGCCTAAAATTTCGTGTCATCACCGAAGAAGACATGTTCCGCAACGGCGGAAAATAAGCCTCACTATACCGCAAAAGCGGTAAATATGGTATGACTAAAAAATTAGAAGACCTCTTCGACTTACCGTCTAGCACCGCCGATACAGACGAAACTGTGCCGGATATTGCTGCCACACAGTATGCAATAACTGAAATTGACCATGCCATTGACAAGATTGACGCTGCCTTACCCGGTGTGCGTGATCTAGAAGCCAGTGATGGCGACATGGACGAACTGGCACAAAAAGCCACAGAAACATTTGATGACCTTATGGATCTTGGCATGCAGGTGGACAGTCGCTATGCCAGTGAAATCTTTGCTGTAGCAGGTGCTATGCTGGGGCATGCACTTACTGCTAAAACAGCCAAGATGAACAAGAAACTCAAAATGATTCAGTTGCAGTTGCAAAAAGCCAAACTGGATCTGGACCGAGAAAAACGCACAGGTGATAACGAACCAGAATCTGTAGAAACTGCCGAAGGCCAGGTGCTGAGCCGCAATGATTTGTTGGATAGACTCATTGGCACAAGAGACCAAAAGAATAAACAAGCATAAATATCATATAGGGATTGATTATGAAACATTTCAAAGAATATCTGGCAGAGAACGAACGAGTATACAATTACCGCATCAAAATTGCAGGTGATACTCCTCGGGACGTGATCAAAGCACTGGAAGAAAAACTACAACAGTTTGACATTGTTAGTATCACTGCTCCAAAAACAACGCCGGTCATGGCTCGGTTGGCAGACTTTCCGGCCATTGAAAACGAAAGTTGTACACACATGGATGTTGAATTCCGTTACCCAGCAATTGAGCCACAGATTCGACAGATTGCTCAGCTGTTGGGCATTGATCCAAATCGTGTGTGCATGTTGACTGTGCCATACGAAAACAACTATGACAAAGAGGCTGTGGATGTTGAAAAACAAAACAAAGACCTGTTGACCAACACAGACTACCCAGCACCAAACGCAGAACAAAAAGCCTTGTACAAGGACTATTCGGCTGCTCCAGAAGATCATGCAGTGTTAAAAAATACCTATCGCAGTGACTTCAAAGTGGCTGGTGGTAAGACACCTCCTGCTGTGACCACAAACAGTTTACCAATGGGCAACAAGAGCCCAATGACCAACATCAAGCGTCCACCCAAGCCAGCAACAGGCTACAACCCTAAAGGATAATAAAATGAGTTTTTTCCACAACCTAAACAAAACATTAGACAGCATTGCTGCCAAGCCAGAAGCCGCACAATTAAACGAGCGTGACATGAGCCGTGCTGCCAAAGGCTACGAAAAATACGGCAAAGAAGGCATGCAGGCCCTGGCCAAGGCCGGCCGCGAAGGCAAGTCATTGGATCCTGTTCGCAACAAGTATGACAAGTATGACAACAAAGAAGTAGACGAAGGTCTAGTTGATGTGGTCAAGAAAGTTGGCGGCATGGCCAAGAAAGCCGGAAGTGCAGTATTAAACAAAGTTGGCCACGGTGACGACGTAGACATGATCCGTGACTTGCAACGTAAAATGGACATGCCACAAACTGGCAAGAAGCCAGAACAAAAGACAGACGAAGCCGCTAAATGGCGTGATCCCAAATACAAAGATAAATTGTACACCCAAGAACCACGTGATTATGACCAATATGATTATGGCGACGATGACTACTATAATCCAAAACCAGACGACTATCCTGGCGAAAAGAATTTAAAAGGCGGCGGCGAATTTAGCCACAATGATCCTTTACTAAGAGGACAAGGTATTGGACGCAGCGGTATCAAGAATAGCATATTAGATCGTGGACCAAGAAAAGGTCTGCCATCAAGAGATCAAATCACCAGCCTCAAGGGCAGTATCAAATCTGCAAAAGGAACACATACAGAACCCAACCTGCCTGAAGCTGGAGCTCCGATGACTGCCAAGCAAAAATCATTTGCCGCACTTGCTGAGCCCAAAGACAAAATCACTTTTGCCGACAAGATTGCTGGTGCTAAAAAAGAAGTTGACGAAATGTTAGGTGACGTTGCTGCCGAAGCCATGCGTAATGCACTGGGCGGCAGACAACAAGTGGCCGACGAAGGCAATGCATTCACTGGCGCTTTGGCCAAGACACCAAAGGGCGGCAAGTTCAAAGTAGGTGGTAAAGAATTCACAGACACCAGCAGTGTTGACGAAGATGATGATAAAAATCCGTTCACAAACTACAAGAAGCCACGCACTGACACTCCACGTACCGGCGAAGTCACACACGGTGCCAAGCACGACACAGAGTGGACAGCAACAGGCCGTAAAGTAACACGTCGTGTTGATCCGCAAGGCAACTCAGTTGGATCAGAAACTGATGCCGAAGGCAACACAATCGAAAAGCGTGGACGTGGTCGTCCAAAGGGCGCACCACAAGGACCAGAGCGCACCACTGCCAAAGCATACAAGCACAAAGGTGAACGCAAAGTCAAAGAAGGCGACATGGAAGAAGGCCATGACCAAGGACAGGCACAACAAATTTATAACGACCTTGCCGACATTCGAGCAATAGCAAAGCAAGCACAGCACGGTGGCGAATTCCCACAAGGATATGCCAGTCGTTTAGAATCTGTTCTGTATGCGGCAATGACAATGATTAAAAATCAACAGCCAGGCGATGCACAAGTTAGAGAAGCAGAGTCTACTACCAAGAAAGACAACCATGCTGAAAAAGCCGGCAAGCGAGTGGCCAAAGATATTGAGTATGATGAAAAGAAGAAAGATGGCATTCATGGCAAGAAGCGTGGTGCTGAAGATGATAAGGCCGAACGAGCTGGTAAAAAAGTAGCCAAAGACATTGAGCATGATGAAAAGAAAGATAACGAAAAAGAAGATGCTCCTAAAAAATCCAAGGGCAAGTTCAAGTTCGGTGGCAGTGTTTACGAAACACTGGATGCACAACTAGAAACTCTAATCACAGAAGGCATGAGCGTCACTGTGAACATGAGTCAAGATTCTGAACACGGTGAAGATCGTAAAAACATCACTGTTAATGCCGATGGCGAAGATGCTGATCGTCTAGCAGAGTTGCTACAAATGGCCGGCATGAGTCAGCAATCCGGTTCATGCAGTTCATGTGGTTCATCACCCTGCGGCTGCGACATGATTGACGAAAACAATCCAAACTGGCCCAGCAACACTGAAACCAATGACAATGCAATGCAATATTCAGGTGGATTGAATGGTCCCAAATCAACAGGTCAGGCCACTACACCAGTGCTGGCAAGTCAATTGCGTAGACAAGTCAGTATGGAACAAAGTGCAAAAGTTGAACAGAACTTGTTGAACTTGTACCGAACATTTGGAAAGTAACCTATGCCTATTCAAGTAATCAACTCCGCAGGCAATATTGTATGGACCACAGACAAAGCCTCTATTGCTGCCAACAGCGCAGATGTCACATATCAAGTTTTTGCCACAGCATTGGGCACAGCCACCGCTGAGGGTAACTTGTATGCCAACGTGGTTTCTGTTCCATCAGGCACTGTACAAGAAGTTTATGTTGGTGCTGGCAATAGACTTATCCTTGCCGGTGCTAATGTAACTGCTACAGCATTGGGTACAGCAAGTTCTGCACAATCGGGTGTATACAACGCCGCAGGAAACTAAAAATGCGAGCGCATGAGTTTCTCATTGAGAAACACATTGGCAAGATTGGCAAACGACGAAGTCAAGCCACAGTAGGACTTAACAAGTTCAGAGATGCAGATCTAGCTGACAGAGCATACGAACTCAATCGAGTCATGATGGCTGCTGCTGCCACTGACGGTACATTTGTGCCTGACATAGATAATGAATCCTGGGCCGGGCGCTACAACTTGGCCATGCCCTACACTGATGTTGAACAACGCATGTTGGAAAAAGCATTCAAGGCAGTGGGATCAGACCACGAAGACCTCAATCGCGGCGATCTGCGTAGTCAAGAACTAGCGTCAACCAACAAACGCAGTCCAGTTACAGGTTTCAAAGGATATCCTAGATGAGAGCCCGCGAATTTATCACAGAGCAACGTGAACTGCCGCCTGAGACCAAGAGTCCAATGCGGTATACCTATACTCTGCCCGGGTTGAGTTCATCTGACCCGTATGCCACTTATAGAATGGGTGTGGCCTTGGCGCGAGCACGTAGCGATGCCGCAAAAGACGATGTAAACCCATTCATGCCAGAATGGTCAGCTGAAACTGCTTTTGGTGAACATGCAGTGGTGGCCGGTACGAACGCTGGCATTGAACAAGTGATTGATACAGCATTGTCTATGACCAAAACACCCGGCGGCAAACAACTGGTATCTACTACAACCAGCGACGAGCCAGACCTAGTAGACACACAAAGTCCTGTAAAGGCATTTAAAGGATACCCACGATAATGGCCAATCCACCACCACCATATGACGATATTACAGGTATTAGCCGAGCTGTAATGAAAGACAACGCACAAGTAACAATAGAAAACTACAACGGCAATGCTAGACCTGGTGAGCTGGTGGTTGATCAAAGCACGGATCAAGTGTTTATTGGCAATAGTTCTGGCGCACTAACACAAATTGCGGCTGGAATTACCAATGGCGGCAGCGCAGGATTGCCTGCAGGATTTTTGCAATTGGCCTACAATCCCACCACAGGTGAAATTGTGTATTACACTTAATAAATACCTAATGAAAAAACTATTACTAATCCTTCTTATTGTGCCTTGCTTGGTCATGGCACAACCCAAACAAAAACCCGGCGTTACATATGACGCTGTGATCACTAGAGTGATCGACGGAGATACAGTGGGCATACAAGCCACATGGTTGCCTGCGCCACTCAAGCCAGAACTCAGTATTCGTGTGTACGGTGTGGACACTCCAGAAAAAGGATTTAGAGCACAATGCCCCAGTGAAGCACAGCGTGGTGAGGCAGCCACAGCATTTACCAAGCAAGCAATTGCTAACTCGCAAAAGCGTCAAATTGTACTCATGGACTGGGACAAGTATGGTGGCCGTGTGCTGGGCGATGTGTTGCTAAACGGACAAAGCCTACGTGGCATGTTGATTGCCAATGGATTTGCCCGTGAGTACTACGGAGAGGCCAAAACAAGTTGGTGCCAATGATACTCCTGTAAATACAGGATGACTGATAAATTCTATTGTGCCGCTCCCTGGCGCGGCCTCCATATAAACCCACGTGGCGATGTTAAAACCTGTTGTGCAGGTGATCCCAACATGCTGGGCAACCTAAACACCAACAACATAATTGAAATTCTCAACGGAGATCTGTTACAAGAAATTCGCAGCAGCATTGCACAAGGAAAACCACACCGGTACTGTTCAAACTGTGTGCAAGCAGAACGACATGGTGGCCGGTCAGAAAGAGACTGGCATAACAATGTAAATCTCAACTTTGATTACTCCACTGCTGGTACGCAATATCACTATCCTGTCATTATAGACATTCGCTGGAACACCACTTGCAATCTAAGTTGTAACTACTGCATGGAATATTGCAGTTCAAAGTGGGCATCATTAAAAGGCATTCCAGTCAAATCAGGTTCTCGTCCTTATTACGATCAGGTGTGTGATTTTATCGAAGCACATCATGAACACATACACGAAGTGGCATTGGTAGGCGGCGAGCCCTTGCTGTTACCAGAAAACAACAGACTACTGGATGTAATACCCAAAGATGCAATTGTCACACTAATTACCAACCTAACTGGTGATCTTGAAAACAATAAAATATTCCAAAAACTGGCAACGCGAAATCGTGTTGGCTGGAGCATGAGCTTTGACAACATTGGTGACCGATTAGAATATGTGCGTCACGGTGCTGAATGGAAAGAAATCCAACACAATCTTGCCCTGGTTAAAAATCTAATGACCACACAAGGGCACTGGGGAGGTATACATGCAGTGTACAACATATACAATGCCACACGCATCTGTGAACTGAGAGAATTTGCCGAGCAAACTGGAACCACAGTGTTGTGGCAGAACCTGTTCCAACCCGACTACTTAGATCCGTTCTTGCATGGACCAGAGGTGGCACAGTTGGCTGCTGCAGAAATTGAACGCTTCTATGCTACAGGATTGGCAACGCCGGCTGAAAAAATGTTCTTTGACAATGCCTTGGCTACCTATCGTGCAGTTAACGCGGCAACGCCTGGAATAGAACAAAAATTTCAACAACACATTGCAGAAATTGAAACACAGTATCACCCAGACAAAGCCGGTGAGTTTGCTAAATTATGGCCGGAGTTGGCAGATGTTTGAAAATACGCCAAGTCACGTTCAGCAACAGTATGCCGGCAAAACTTTAAACTGGTGCAGTAGCGACAGTGAAGAAAGATTTACTGCAAATTTAAACAGTTTAGACACATTAAGGTTGCTGGGATCAAATGGCTGGATTGATTCAGACCATCCAAGAACCAAATTAACCTACGAGTTTAATTCACAAGGATTCAGGTCGAGAGAAATCAATGTTGACACCCGAGGTATCGCTGTGTTTGGCTGTAGTTTTACCACTGGCATTGGGTTACCTGCCTATGAGTTATATCACTACTATCTTGGACTCCAAATAAAATTACCGGTTGACAATTTTGGAGTACTGGGTGCATCAAATGGATTGATGTTTAGGCTTGCACAGTATTGGTTGCCTGTGTTAAAACCTCATTTGGTAGTATTGCAAACAACATTTAAAGAAAGATTTGAAATAATAAATCAAGACAACGTAAGCAATGTTATGTCTCCGCAGTGGAAACAAATAACAACTCAGTCTGCGTTTCGCAATTGGTGGTTCACTGACATTAACAGCACTGTAGACCAACAACGAAATGAATTGGCAATACAACATCTGTGTCACCAACTTGATATCCCACTTTTTGTAATTGATGTTGAAGATTTCAGAAATCCAGTCAACGGCTTGTCAAGAGATTTAGATCATTCGGGTCCGCTTAATCATCAACAGGTGGCAGATCAGCTGTGTAAACAAATACATGCACATCCTCGGTTCCGTGTATTAAAAGATATAATTCCGTAATGATAAAAGATTTATATGTTTGATATTGTAAATGTTCCGCCTTACCACACTGCACAATTCTGGGCAGGTCAGTCATTAGAATGGATGCCTACCGATTCAAAAGAAAAATACAATGAAAATCTTAGAGATCCAGGGTTTGTTGCTATTGCTGATGAAAAAGGATGGACTAAAAATACACCAATAACTTATGCTATAAACAGCCAAGGATTTCGAGGAAAAGATTTTGATTCGTCGGTTAAAAATATCGTGGCACTGGGCGACAGTTTTACCATTGGTGTAGGACTTCGAGAAAACGAAACTTGGCCCTACATTCTCGGGGAAAAATTAGCACTGCCTGTGCATAACATAGCTTGGGGTGGGTGGTCCTGCGACACGTTGTTTAGGATGTCTCGATATTGGATTCCAAATCTCCGCCCAGCCCTGGTGGTCATGTTGGCTCCAAGCTCGAGTCGGCTAGAATTAATCACAAGTGACACCGAGGAGTTAACCGTTACATCACACGACGATATATCCAACAATAACTATCTTAAACACTGGTTTGTAAATGATTCAAATTCAGAACTTAACCGGATTAAAAATATAATGGCAATTGAAATGATTTGCAAAAAATTAAACATCAGATTCATGTGTTACTTGCAAGATACAGAAATGACAGGACGTTTGGCAACAGATCCAACAAATGTTGCTAGAGACAACATGCACTGTGGTACTAAAACACACAGCATGTTTGTTGAAAAAATATTAAGGGATCTGCATGGCTAAAAGTTTAGAAGGCGTACTGATCAAAGCACCGCATCGACGCCAGGCATTTACAGAATCCGAAATAACAGAATTTATGGACTGCGCAGACCCTGCTACAGGTCCTGCATACTTCCTGGATCATTTCTTTTACATACAACATCCCACACAAGGCAAGATGCTGTACCATGCGTTTGAGTACCAAGCACGATTGATCAATGTGTATCACAACTTCCGTTTCTCTATCTCAATGATGCCTCGACAAACGGGTAAAAGTACCAGTGCCGCTGGTTACCTGTTATGGTATGCAATGTTTGTTCCAGATAGCACAATTCTAATTGCCGCACACAAGTACACAGGTGCCCAGGAGATTATGCAACGTATAAGATTTGCTTATGAGTTGAGTCCTGACCATATCAGAGCCGGCGTTACCAGTTACAACAAAGGCTCGATAGACTTTGAAAACGGCAGTCGCATCATATCTGCCACAACCACAGAAACAACCGGTCGTGGTATGAGTATATCACTCTTATACGCAGACGAGTTTGCGTTTGTTCGACCCACCATTGCCAAAGAGTTTTGGACGTCTATTAGCCCTACACTGGCAACTGGTGGTAAGGCCATTATCACAAGCACCCCTAACAGTGACGAAGACCAGTTTGCTCTGCTGTGGAAAAGCGCCAACAAGTGTGAAGACGAGTATGGCAATCCAACGCCTTTAGGCATCAACGGATTCAAAGCATTCCGTAGTTTTTGGCAAGAACACCCGGATCGCGATGAAGCCTGGGGCGCCAGCATGGAAGCACAGTTGGGCACTGATCGTTTCCGTCGAGAAATTGGCTGTGAGTTTATTATCAATGATGAGACACTAATTGCCCCGGCTATATTGGTTGAGATGATAGGTCAACAGGAGCCCTTGTATAGAACCGGGCAAGTGCGATGGTACAAAGAACCCGAACCGGGCAAATTATATGTGGTGGCGCTAGATCCAAGTTTAGGCACCGGCGGCGATCCGGCGGCCATACAGGTGTTTGAAGCCAACACCACTATACAAGTAGCAGAATGGAGACATAATCGAACAACTATTCCGGCACAGATACGCATCCTAGCCGATGTGTGCAAACACATCAATGAAACTGTAAAAGATTCTAAGAGCATTTATTACTCGGTAGAAAACAACACCATTGGCGAAGCCGCGCTGATCTCTATTGCAGAGTTTGGTGAAGAAAACATCGAAGGCTACTTCCTAAGCGATAACTCTGTGGCCGGCGGCAGCCGTAGAATTAGAAAAGGCTTCAACACCACACACAAAAGTAAACTGTCAGCCTGTAGCAAGTTAAAAATTCTAGTGGAAAGTAAAAAAATGACTGTCAATAGTGCGCCGCTGATATCAGAACTCAAAACGTTTGTGGCACATGGAACAAGTTACGCTGCCAAACCCGGTGAAACAGACGACTTGGTAATGGGCACACTGTTGGCCATACGTATGATGCAGTTGTTACAGAACTATCACACAGAAATGGACTCGCAGATGCGTGATTTTGGCGACACCATGATAGAACCCATGCCGTTTTTTGCCACATTACGTTAATACCGAACTCAGATAAATAGAACACTATGGCACAGAATACTCCCGGACGACAACTTTTTGACCTACTGGTCACACGTGGCTTTGACCCAGAAATGCTAGACAGCAGTGGCAAGGCTGCACCTTCAGCCGAAGACGCTGAAATTTACAGTTTTGAATTTGTCAGTTCTGGTGGCACCAACTATGGTACTGTGGTTGTTATGCTGGGAGATAATAAAAATTTAGAATTGTTCAGCGGCGACAATGTGGGACGCGGAATGGACAGTGAAGATAAAACAGAGTGGTATGAGTTCCAGCATCAACTTAAAAACTTTGCCACAAAGAATTTCATGACTTTTGGCAGTCAAAATATCAACAGACTCAAGTACAGTATGCAAGGACAGGCCGCACTCAAAGAAGGCCTATACGAAAGTTGGAATGGCACAAAAAATGTGAGTTGGAATGGCGACCCGGATAGTGTCAGACTAATGATACGTCACAAACGTCCAATGGGAGTGAATGAAGCACGTTTCCGTCAAGTTGAAAGTCTGTTCTTAGAAACAGCCGAAGGTGAACGCTATAAACTACCATTCCGTAACTTGGCCGGCGGCCGTGCCATGGTAGAACATGTGCGTCAAGGCGGTAGACCCTACGACATGCGTGGACAGCACATTGCCAACATGGTGGAAGAACTCAATGTACTGAGTCGTTTTCGCAGAGCCAGTCATGGTCGTGTGTTTGAAGGCGATACTGCCAACTTGGTAACGGAAACCAATCAGTACTACTCTGTTATGAGTCGCACCCTCAAAGGATTGTCATCTGCTCGTGGATACAACACCTATTTTGAAAGTTGGAATCCGGCTGACATAACCGAACAAGATGTGATCATTGAAGATATCAAAACGCTATTTGTACAAGAAACAATTGACTCACGAATCGAACAGGCCTTGCCTATCTTGGCCCGTATACAACAACAAGGAACTGCAATGAAAGAAGCAAACATATTTGAAGCCTGGGCCAACAACCTGCTGGAAGGCACCTGGGCAACACCTGACACACCGGAAGAACAGCAAGAACTTATTGCACTGCTGTCACAAGAATTTCCGGTGGGCGCAGATGCAATCAACGCAACCGAACAACTGTACAGTTTGGTTGGAGACGATATCCTGTTTGATCAACTGCAAGATTTGGCCGAACAAGATCCTGACGCTGATTGCCGTAGCCTGGTTATTGCACGTATTAAAGACATGGCCGACAAAGGATTTGATGATTTTGACACAGTACTAGATGCACTCAAATCAACGCAGTTGGCTCCACAGACTGTTGCTCCAGCAGCACCTGCTGTTACGGCAGAACCACCTGCACCGCCAGTGGCCGAAGAGGATGACGAAGAATATTCAGTTGATGGTGGTATGAACAACAAGTTGTTGCAAGATGGCATGCTTGGAGCAGTGCTTGGCGGTGCCACCGGTGCCAAACTAGGCAGCGCCGCACAAGATGCATTTGGCGAAGAAACAGACGGATCATGTAACTACACTGCTGAAGGTGAGCATTGCCCTGAACACGGTTTGATGGAGTGCGGCATGTACGAAGGTGAAGAAGATACAATTGGCCGTTTGCGCGAATTGTCAGGAATGCAACACTCTCAGCCAAATGTGATAGAAGGCATGGAAGACAGTCCGGTGGCCAGTGCTATCACACGTAGAATTTTAATGCAACGTTCGGATTTGTTGAGCAAGTACGGTCCAGAAAAAGTAACAGCCGCCATTGACGAAGTTGCAGACTTTGTGGGCGACGTAGAGGAAATTGGTAGCAGTGATGTCAGTGGTTGGGTCAAACAGGTTGAACAATCATTGGCTGGCATGGGCGAAGAGATTGCAGTGACAACCGGCAACCCACCATTGGAAGAAACTGCATCGTTACAAGGCCAATACGGACACTCTGGCAAATTACAAAAGTTCGACGATGTAGAAGAAGATGTGCTACACCGGTTGCGTCAACTTTCTGGAATGATTAGATCATAAAATAATCATTAGAGCAAATGCGTCATAAATATCATTGACACTGACAACAAAAGCGTGTACACTACAACAGTGACACGCTTTTTTCATCAGCATCACAGGCAACTTAGAAAACATTTTATAACACTTAGAAAGGCAACTTAAAATGGCATCATTAGCAGAAATCCGAGCACGTCTCGCAGCCTCAGAAGGCAACAACAAAGGTGGCGCATCCACTGGTGGCGATAACGCAATTTATCCACACTGGAACATGGAAGAGGGCGCATCCACAACACTCCGTTTCCTCCCAGACGGCAATTCCAAGAACACATTCTTTTGGCAAGAACGAGCAATGATTCGTTTGCCATTCAATGGCATCAAAGGTGAAATGGAATCAAAACAAGTGTACGTACAAATTCCCTGTATGGAAATGTGGCAAGAGACTTGCCCAGTACTTACTGAAGTGCGTGGCTGGTTCAAGGACAAGAGTCTAGAAGACATGGGTCGTAAGTACTGGAAAAAACGCAGTTACATTTTCCAAGGCTTTGTGCGTGAGAATCCCATTGGCGACGACAAAACTCCAGAGAATCCCATTCGTAGATTTATCATTGGTCCACAACTGTTTACCATTATCAAAGGTGCATTGATGGATCCAGAATTGGAAGAATTGCCAACAGACACACTACGTGGCCTGGACTTCCGCATTACAAAAACACAAAAAGGCGGCTTTGCTGACTACAACACTTCAAAGTGGGCACGTAAAGAGAGTGCGCTAACAGAAGTGGAACAGGCAGCAGTGGAAGCACACGGTCTTTTTGATCTCAGCACATTCTTGCCCAAGAAGCCAGACGAAGCAGCGATCAAAGTGATCAAAGAAATGTTTGAAGCAAGTGTGGATGGTCAAGCCTACGACACAGCACGTTGGGGTTCTTACTTCCGTCCAGCAGGGGTGTCTGCACCGGCCGGCAGCGCCGATTCTGCACCGGCCAGTGTTGCTGTGCCAAAGGCAGTGCCTGCGCCTGTGTCGGACTTTGATGAAGACGACGCACCCATGGCCACTGCACCAGTGTCTGCACCAGTGGAAACACCAAAAGCTCCTACTCAGAAAGCCGAAGATATTTTGGCCATGATCCGCGCACGTCAGCAAAAGTAATGTAGTACATGCACAAGGAATGCTCTTCCTTGTGCATTCTCATAATTAAAAACAAATATTTAAAGGAAATATATGGCAAAACCATTTGACATATCAAAGTTCCGCAAGGACATTACTAAAAGCATTCAAGGCTTGAGTATCGGATTCAACGATCCCACCGACTGGATCGGCACAGGCAACTATGCCTTAAACTATCTTATCTCTGGAGACTTTAACAAAGGTATTCCCCTAGGCAAGGTCACTGTGTTTGCTGGCGAGTCTGGTGCAGGCAAAAGTTACATCTGTAGTGGCAACATTGTAAAGAACGCACAAGAACAGGGCATCTTTGTTATTTTAGTTGACACAGAAAATGCACTGGACGAATCCTGGTTACACGCATTGGGCGTAGACACAGATCCCGGCAAGTTACTCAAACTCAATATGAGTATGATTGACGATGTAGCCAAAGCAATTTCTACATTCATGATTGATTACAAAGCCTTGCCGGATGAAGAACGCATGAAGGTGTTGTGGGTCATTGACTCACTGGGCATGTTATTGACACCCACTGACGTTAACCAGTTCGAAGCCGGAGACATGAAGGGAGACATGGGACGTAAACCCAAAGCACTCACAGCCTTAGTGCGTAACTGTGTGAACATGTTTGGTAGTCACAACGTTGGACTGGTGGCAACCAACCACACCTACGCCAGTCAAGACATGTTTGATCCCGATGACAAGATCAGCGGTGGACAAGGCTTCATCTATGCATCCAGTATTGTGGTTGCCATGAAGAAAATGAAGCTGAAAGAAGATGAGGATGGCAACAAGGTGAGCGAAGTCAATGGTATTCGTGCCGGTTGCAAAGTGATGAAGACACGCTATGCCAAGCCGTTTGAAGGTATGCAGGTCAAGATTCCTTACGCAACTGGCATGAGCCCGCACTCGGGTTTAGTTGACTTGGCAGAAAAGAAAGGCCTTCTCAAGAAAGAAGGCAATAGCTTGGTGTTCACCACAAGCGATGGCGAAATAATCAAGCAGTTCCGTAAAAAATGGGAAGCAAATGAAAACGGCTGTTTAGACAAGCTGATGGCAGACTTTGCTAACCAGAAAGAGGAAAAAACAGTGTCAGACGAAATAACCGTAGAGGAGTAAAAATGACAGTAGATTTAGCAAGTGAAATTTGGGGCGAACTTAAGAGATATGTCCACGACGTGGATCGCAACGAAGCCGCCGAAGTGTTGGTATCTGTCTTGGTGGATAACGACTGTGTGCCCGATGACATTCGAGCTGCCTTCAAGGGTGACAGTGATGTCAAGACAGCCCTAGCTTCGTACATTCGAGACCTAGACGACGAACCCGAAGAGGAAGAGTACGAAGACGAAGATGATTTAGATTCCGAATACGAAGACTAAGTGTAATGACACCCACCAATGGAAATTTTTACTGTAGTCAAAAATTTTGGTGGTTGTCTGTTGATCTAGCAAAGCGGCAGACATTAAGCTGTTGCTCTGCCGATCCTGTGACAGTCGATATGACATGGCTTGAGCAGAATCCTGGGCAGTTGTTCAACACACCTCATCTTCAGCAGGAAAGAACAATGATGTTACAGAATCAGCCAGTGGCCAGTTGTAACACAGCATGTTGGCAGCCGGAAAGTCAAGGAAAATCCAGTCGCAGGTTAGTTTTTAAAAGTGATGTTGTAGTTGAAACTGACATACAGGCAAGTCCCACAGAACTGAACATAATTGTTGGAAATGACTGCAACATGACCTGTGTGTACTGTTGTAAACAATACAGTTCTGCCTGGTTGCGTGACCTGTTAGACAACGGTACATATCATTCAGTAGACACTGGCGACGATCGATTTAAACTTAATAACGTTGATTGTATTCTGCTGAAGGTTAGTCAAAAAGCTCTAAACAAATCTGATGCGACCCAGCATCTGTTGAGCGAAATACGCAGTATACTGCTGGCAAGTACTATTCGTCAGGTGATAATAACCGGCGGCGAACCTTTTCTTTATCTTGGCTTGGCAGAGTTGGTAAAGTCAATTCCGTCGCATATCAAAGTGATAATACAGTCAGGACTGGGGGTTAATAGTAGCCGGCTTGTGCAGGAACTCAACAAGTTGCCCGCACAGCAAATTGAAATTGGTATCAGCGCAGAAACCACTGACCAACTTTATGAATTTGTGCGTTACGGCAATACCTGGAAACGTTTCTCTGAAAATATTCAAATTCTTAGAGACTTGGCAATATCTTATAGTTTTGCCAGTGTTGTAAGTAATCTTACCATCCACGGCCTTGCTGAATTTGCACAGTATGCAGAAGATGCCACAGTGCGATACTACCCATGCAATGACCCAGATTTTTTATCAATCAGTGTGTTAGATCCTGTCAGTAAAGACCACATTCTACAGTCAGTGGATCAGTTGCCAGAGAGTCTAAAGTCTGTAATTGTCAATTCGATTGCAGCTGACCCAACTGAACTGCAACGCTGTAATCTAAATGAGTATGTGAATGAATTTTCAAAACGTAGAAACATATTGCCGTCAACTGTATTACCCCAGTCCTTTATTGACTGGATGGTTAAATGACTGTGTACGGGACATAACATATGTGGTATAATCGCGTCACCGCTGATCTTGGAGAAATTCCAGATTTTATTGCATACTACGAAAATGAACTGGTGGCCGCCAGGCGCGACTGTGCCATTGGCGGCATGGTTGAACGAAATATCACAGCACTACCGGGCATCACCGAACATCGGTTCAACCAACTACAAGAAATTGAAGCAGTGTTAAACTACTTAAATATTCAACTGCGCAAGATTCGACGTAGACATTTTCAAAAGTATCTAGAAGGATATGCTCGGGCACTGACCAGCCGAGACGCTGAAAAGTATGTGGACGGTGAAGATGAAGTGATCGATTTTGAAACCATCATCAACGAAGTTGCGCTATTACGCAATCGTTTTTTGGGTATCATGAAAGCGATGGAAAGTAAAAACTTCATGTTGGGACATGTGGTAAGACTGAGAGCCGCCGGTATGGAAGATATACAATTATGACATTTAGAAATCACGACGAAAGTCATGCACACAGTTTGCAAACACTCAACACATTGTTTGAGTATGACGACTTTATGGAAAGCATTGGGACCTTGGTTGACCTTGGTTGCGGGACTGGGTTAGACTTGGAATGGTGGGCAACTAGAACCACCAGAGGCGATGAAATTGTTCCGTTGAATATCAAGTGTACCGGTGTTGATCAAGCATCTGCACCAGCAGTTGTCAGGAAATATTCTAACATTGCGTACAATATATTAGATTTTGAAAACACAGAAAAGATGTCTAAAAAATCAAAATTTGATGTGCTGTGGTGTCACGACGCTTTTCAATATTGTATTAATCCATTGACGACCCTGGCCAAATGGAATTGCATTGCTGAGGATGGCGGCATGTTGATAATGGCAGTACCACAGACCACAAACATGGACATACGTCAGTTGTCGTTTGTGCAACCCAGTGGCTGTTATTATCATCACACTGTGGTGAGTTTGATGCACATGTTGGCTGTCAATGGATGGGATTGTAAATCTGGATTCTTTTTAAAAAAACCCAACGACGATTTTATACATGTAATTGCTTATAAGAGTGAGCATGCTCCAATGGATCCAAAAACCACTACCTGGTACGAACTGGCAGAAAAAAATCTATTGCCCGAAACGGCTGCGGCCAGTGTGCAACGTCACGGCCACGTCAGACAACAAGACCTTGTGCTGGCCTGGATTGATAAAAGTTTGTCTTGGTTAGGACAACAGTAATCGTTTGAGTGGCAACCCGGCAGCAATCTCATTGAGATACCATTCAGTACATGCTAATTTTTCCAGCCACTCTGCTCGATCTGGTCTGACTGGATCATTGATTGCAGATAAATCTGCGTTGCCAACTGCTGAGGCCAGGCTACTGCTGTGTACAAATGCAGGAACACCATTTAATACAGCCTGTGGTCCTGGGCCACTGTTGTGATTGATCACTGCCCAGGCGGTTGACAAACACTGTTCATAATCAAAATTATCGTATGTTCCTTGTACAGGCCTGGGCATTTCGATAACACAACCGGGAATATCACTGATACGCTGTCTTGGATGCGGCCTTACTACAATGGGTCGATCGGTATGTTTTCTAATGGTCATGGCAGTTTCAGTTAGCCAGGCCGCAGTGGGCGGCTGTCCGGCCCACTGCTCAGAGTCTGACCGTTGCGCAGCAATCACAATGTTGAGGCCAGAGTTGGTCCAGGGTTTTGCTTCTAGTCTGAGCTGTGCCGCACGTCCAGGAATTAAATCTCGCCCGTAGTAGGCATTTTGCCCAGTTCCGTTAACGCCCAATTTCCATGTGCTGCCACGTCGTAACATTCCTACTTCAACTACAATAACAGGTTTGTTGCAGTTACGGAATGTTTCCCAGACACCTCGATTGTACTTCATGCGACCGTGCCACAGTTGACTCCAAATAACAGCAACGTCAGCAGATGTGTCCATACTGTTGTGTTCAATACCTACGCTGTCAAGTCCTGCACGAACAGCCGCAAACACCGGCGGGCTGTTAAGCGCACCATATTGATCAAAAATACTCACTCTCATAAATTATCCATTAAATATTTAACCATGATTATACCATCCCTACAAGGAACTTGCACACAACAAAAGTTTTTTATCTACGCAGCCTGCGACCAAAAATACTTTGATGAATTTGGACAAGAATTCATACACAGCATACAACAAAACACCGACATGGGGATTCACATGCATGTGTTCAATCCCACAGAGCAACAGATTGCATTTTGCAATACCAGTGCCAATGTATCTATGACATATGAACATGTACCAATAGATTTGTTTCAACCGGCTGTCGACAAATGGAACCGTGCGCCAACCACAGAGCCTTTTAAATCTCAATATGATCGCACATTAACGGCCATGGGCAAAGGCCGAGATGCTGACATACAGGAACGTATGCAAAAAACATATTTTGCCTGTGCGAGATTTGTTAGACTAGCACAGTTGTTTCAGTCAACACCAGCGTTGTGCATTGACGTAGATGCTGTGGTTAGAAAATCTATTCCAGATTTAGGAACAGCACATGATTTTTTCATACACAGAATAACAGGGAAAAAAGCAAGATTTTTAGCTGGTGGCCTGTTCTTGAATGCAACTGATCCTACACGACAGTTTCTACAAGAGTATGCTGATCAATTAAATTCTTACATCACGCAGGACTATGTGTACTGGGGGCTGGATCAAGATCTATTAGATCCCATTGTACCAAAGTATAATTTTGGACAACTTCCAATCAGTTACATCGATTGGGATATGCGTGACAGCAGTTGCATCTGGACTGCCAAAGGCACCAGGAAAGAACTGGCAATCTTTGTTAACGAGAAGCGGAAATATAGTTCTTAATTGCGCTCCATAGTTTTCCAGTTCTTACTTCCTCGTTGCTCCAGTGTATGTTGGCAATTTTGTGTATCCACTCTGATCGATCGGGCATGGGCGGATTTAGTATTTGACTTATGTCCGTGAATGCCACATTGGCCGCCCAACTGTGCCTGGAATCTTCAATGTAGCCAGGAACTCCTTCAATGGCAGCAACCACGTTGGGAGTTGAGTTGTATCCAACCGTGCACCAGCAGTTGATCAAATCTTCTTTTATATTGTCTTTGTCAGATATCCCAATACGTTTGCCGTAGCGTTTTTGTATTTTTTCAATCTGTTTAAATCGCGATCCGTCGCCTGGATGCATACGTACAACAATGGGACGTTTGGGTTCAATTTTACGAATCTTGGCAATGGTTTTATCTAGCCAAGAGTCTTGGTCGTTGCCAAACATGTTCCAGCCTTTGGGACGCTGGCACAAGATTAATATGTGATGGCCACGCTCGCCTTCTCTCCAGGGCTGGAGTTCTACCCCGTGCCATTGGCTGTATGTTGTCCACTTGTTGCGATCTATGTCTTGAAAAAAATACTCACCGTTGCCTGGATACACACTGTTGAGACTGTAGCGATGCCATTCGTGTTCTTTTCTTGCGTAGTGTAAAATGTTGCTGTCCACAAATACAGGTGGAGTTTTTTGTGCTTTTAAACTGGTGATAATTTTGTTTCTAAAATTATCCTCCAGTGTATACCCCAATACAAATCCTGCATCCAATGGTTGGTCTGGCAAGGTATTTCCCCGGTATTCAATAACTTTGTCGCCTTGACTTTCAACGCCGGCTTTGAAGTTGTCCATCAACATTGTTTTGTTTGAAAACTTGGCAGGATTGCTGATTGAATTATAAAATATTCCTACCTTCATACCCACCCACCTGATCTATCTTTAACTTTTTTCCAAGTTGGATGATTGTTTTCAATACGACGCATAATAGCCTCAAAATTCTCATTCATATATTTTTTAAACGCAATTTTATCTTCGCGTCTAATAGACTGAGAACGCTGGTACGTTGCGTCTAACGGGGACTGTTCAAAATTAAAATGTGCATGCTCTACCACAACGTCATTTAGTCGGCCGTGTTTATTGCAACAATGATGTAATTGTTCCCAGAATGTATCTGTGCCAAAGTGTCTTACAGTCGGAATACTAAAGAATCCAACAGTCCTTACAAGATCTCCACCCACACACGGATGGCATATTCTTATGCGTTTTTCATACACATCATTGGCATAACTTATCTGATCCGGCACGGCTGCTTCTATAAGGCGTTGATCCCAGTGTTGAGTTTTGGGAACCTGGTCGTCAGCTAGTATACCATACCATGGTTCGTTGGGATACTTGTTAAACATTTCGTTCATTGCTTGACCAACACGGGCTTGTGGTCCAACAACTAATTCAAAGTTGGAAGGCCACGGCAATTTTAGTACTGCCTCTAGATCTGGATCATCCTCGTCCATGCGTACATACACTGGACTTGACGCCCCGGTGCGTATCCAAGATTCAATAAACCTTACACAGTTAGAAAAACGAGAACGTGTGGCAAATACCCACATCATTGATCCTTTAGGTCAGTTATTAAAATATTTGCCACCTTCATTCTACCCGACCAGTTGATGCAGTAATGACTAATTCTTTGTAATCATCGTCGATAATTTTTTCTTTTAACATCATACTCCAATCTTTGCTTTTAGTCATTGACACATTGCCTTCTTCTGGCAATGTGTTTCTTCCCATAAGATAATTGTGTATGTATATAGGTGTTAGGTATTGATTTATAGCATTATCTGCTGGATACCAATAGGGTTTATAGAATTTAATCAATCTCAATGCGGCATTAGGGGTGATTGCATATCCGCTTGCACCCGGCATGCTGAAATTCCTCCATGTCCTGGCTTGTGGATTTCCTGTGGGATTTTCCAAATAAGTTTTGTGAGGTTCTGATAGGAAACTTGATTTACCTAAACTTAAAATCAATACACCATTGAATGTCACTGGATTCCATCCTCGATAAAACTTAACGTCATCTTCAAAAATCATAATAGGCTCATCAAGGTCAACACACTTTTGCCACAAAGAATAGTGACTATAGAAACATCCTACTACTCCGGGACGACTTAGTTTGCCCACATGTTCCTCACTGATTGCTTGTCTTTCTGTTATCTGGTAATGATATTTTTTTTTGAATTCTTCAAGTAATTCTGGACGGATTATTCTTTCAAGGTCCTTGTCGCCCAGGACACGATTTTTAATACTGTATGGATACAATATTTTTTTAGCTTTGGCTGCTAGTTTTACAGCCCGGTCTCCCGGAGTACCTTCAAATAGATGAGCATCAATATTATATGATTTCAGTTGTTCAAGCATGTAGACCGAGTGTTGAACGCTGTGTTCACGTTCTGGAAGATAGATGATAAATGCTTTCATTGTGATTGTGTATTAGTTCTTTGCAGACAATATTCAGTTAATATGCGTTCACGATGCCACTCGTCGCCTTGTGGGGTGTCAGCAAACTCTTGAAAGCAAGGTGTGCCCAGTGTGTAGTGCAATAGCTTGGCATCTCGGTTGACGCCGTATTCATCTGGCAGCCAGTTCCATTCCTTTGGAAGTTCGCCAATACGATCATCTTCTAGCCACGAGAAGCGGTGGAGCTCACTACCTGTGGCGTGTTGGACAAACTCTGGAGTAAGTCGCCTGTTGGGAAAGCTGTTGCAATTCCACAAAATAACACTTGACCAATTTTTTCGAGGATAATCTTCGTTTCGTGCTCCAAGATATTTTACAGGCATGCGTGTTTTGTAGTCATGTTTGACCACCATTACATCCTTGTATGAATTTTGTAATTCCCACAACTCTACGATATCACCACGTACAATCATGTCGCCGTCAATAAAAATTGCCCAGCCTGTGTATTCTTGCAAGTGCGGCACAAGAAATCGTGTGTAGATAAAGTGATTGCTGCCATCTGTGTGTGTTTCTTTGTAGTCACTAAACAAGTTCAATGCCACAGGAACAATGGCCACGGGCTTTGATGCGTGTCTTATGATTGAGTTGGCGCAGGTGTGAAAAGCAATGGCTTCTCTTGGATCATAGCCAATGTAAACTGGTATGGCCTTCATTGGCGTTCGATGTCTTCTTCTACACAGTTGTCACCGTACTGAATCTCAATTAACTTTAACGGCTGATCAGTTTCGTTACACAGCATGTGCCATTGATTTTTAGCAATCCAAACGTAGTCATGCACTGCAAAATTTCCAAACAGCTCGTGATCGCTGGCATTGTTCAGAGTATATACCGCAGCCTCACCTTCGGCTACAAACCAAAATTCTGCACGATGCTCATGGCGTTGCATGCTCAGGCATGTTTTAGGAGCCACAGTTAGTTCTTTGAGTTTGGTAGTTGCACCAACTTCGTGCAACACACGATAATATCCCCAAGCCCGCTCAGTCCGGGGTTTCTTCCAATCTTCCAAGATCCAACTACTACTGTTGGCTTTGTTGTCTCCGCCCACACCAAACACAAACTCCACATCATCAAACACCTGTTCTGGAATGTTGTCTGGTGTTCTATCTCCGCCGTTGGCAAAGATAATTTCATCATTGGGGTATTTTTCCTTGACTTTGCGTATGGCATCACAGGCTGTGCCGTCGCTGTCGTCAAACTCGATCACTGCTCCAACCATGTGCAAATTGTCCAGCACGGTCATGCGTTCGTGCCATGTCATGAATGGACGACCTTTTTTACGTGTGAGCCACGCATCTGAGTTTAGTCCAACAACCACATGATCACCTAGATGATCAGCATGATTGAGATAGGATATGTGTCCTGAGTGTATGGGGTCAAACCCGCCGGTTACTATAACTATTTTCATAAAGATATTTATGTGTGTACATAACGGTAAATATCAAATGATGCCTGACAACAATGATCCCATAGACTGTGCCTGTGTGATACACGGAGATGGATATACGTGGGACTACGTGGAAAGATTGTACAATATGTTGTGCAGACATTTGAGTCGCCCGGTAAGATTGCATGTGTACACCGAAGCAGATCGGCCAGTGCCAGATCACATGATCAAACACTCGCTTATTGACTGGGGGTTTACAGACACAAAAAAATCTTGGTGGTATAAGCTACAGCTATTCAACACAGAGCACCATTTGGGTCCTCTACTGTATTTTGATCTAGACATTGTGATAACAAAAAACATTGATTGGTTATGGAATTTGAATCAACGATATTTTTGGGCACTGAAAGATTTCAAGTACCTATGGAAAAACACCTGCACAGTATCCAACACCAGTGTGATGTGGTGGAACACTGAAGATTATGGACACATATGGAAAACAGTAGTTGACCAAGACATACACAAGTTTGTTGGCCAATATCGCGGAGATCAAGATTTGGTGTCAGCTCTGATACCTGTAGAAAAGCGCCGATTTTTTAACACTAACTGGGTCAAAAGTTGGCGGTGGCAGTGTTTTGATGGCGGTTTTAATTTTTCAAAACGAAAATACCTGGCACCAGGCACAGGAACAACAATGAGCGACGATACTAGTATTTTGGTATTCCACGGCACACCAAAGCCGCACGAAATTACTGATCCAGTGGTGTTAGCACACTGGCAGTGATATTTGACAATAGGATGTATTAAAAATGACTCAACGATTATTTAAACTTAAAGGAGTCCTAACAACTGACTCGGCTGCCGGCATAGTGACAATTGACGGAATCAAAGTCTTTGACGGTGCGTTTGCCTTAGGTTCGAACAGCGAACCCGACGGATACCTGTGTGAGTTTACACACCCAGTTGAAGATCAATATGGGTGGGAATTGGAACCATTAGATGTGAACCTGCCGGTCACCGTGACAGTTATCACTGGCACAGCAGAAGTGGGCATGTTTAAATATAATTACATTCGTAGACCCAATCCACTGTTGACGTTGGATGAGATGTCTTACTTTACCAATGGCACTGCGGCAGTTGCACCAATTGCTATAAAAGCAGACGTAGCAGCCAAAGGCGGCTGGCAGGTAGTCTGTGTCACAGAATTTGATTACGGAACAAGTTTTAATACCACCTACTGCAACCGCTTTGACATAAGCATTGATCGTTTGGTAATGCCGCCTGAATTAGGCCATAGTTATATCACAGTGAATGCAGGAGAAACACTATCTTTTACCACAGTGGTATTTTCGGTACCGTACCAATAGGTTGACCAATAATTTCCGTTTTGCTATAATACTTGTATTGTAGTTAAAAAGGAGTCCAAAATGGGTTACAAGGTCGTTGATACCATGGACCAGATGCGTACCCGGTACGAGCCACGCAACGGACTGGAAGGTCCGTTTAATTTCTCAGGCCAAGTGTTGTATTATGACAACAAAGAAGGTGCCTACTACGATCCCACTACAGATTTCTACGTTTCCAAAGAGGAAATGGACATCATTAACCAACGTTTCTATGAAGTGCTTAAAAAATAAGCAGATTTTGTTGTAAAAAAGCCACATTTAGAATGGTTGACCATTATTCCTCCTTTTGCTATAATATAGCATAGATTAACAAAACGGAGCCAGTATGCAAACAGCCACAGCAATTAAACAAATTCAAAAAGATGCAGAATTTTTGGGCATGGGTTTTTTGGAAATGATGCAGTTCATCAAAGTGAACCCAATGGCACAGACACAAAAAACAATGGAAGCATATCGCGTAGTTATGGTTCAGGGCGGCAAGATGTTTGCCCCAGTTGACCAGTAATTCCCAAACTGTTATAATACTTGTATAGTAACTAAACGGAGCCACAATGCAAAACTGGACTGACAAAATCATCCATTGGAACCAACTGCCCGGAACAGAAGTCAAACGTCTGTTAGCCACATGGGGCATGACTCCAGAGCAGATCGCTAAGTATGACCGTAAACACGGTTTTGCAAACTCTGCTCCAAAAGCACAAGTGCCAGTCAAAGCAGAAAAGCCAGCACCAACTGTGGCGAAACCGGTTGTTAAAAAGACAGTGGCCAAACCAGCCGCTCGTCAAAAGCACACCGGTGCTGACGGAGAGATCAAGTTTGTAGCACACAGAAATCTCTACGTGGGATTTATAGGCGGCAAGGTAGTGGTAACCAAACGTACAGCGGATGCCTGCCGCGCCGTATTGCTCGAACAGTTCGGAATCGAAGGCGTGCAGGTTGACGCTTAATTTGACATCTGTTATAATTTAATTTTAACGCACAACAAGGAGCCAACCATGAGTGCCATTCGTATCATTAAGGGCGAGTATCGTAACAAGCCTGTTCGCAATATTGCTTTTACTTTAGTGTCAGGCTATGTCTCTGGCGCCAAAGGCAATTATGTTACTGTCAAGAATGATGGTAACTTTCCCAACTGCCCAGATACCGTGCGTATCAAAGTGGATTCCATCCAAAATTTTGAATATGTAACAGGAGATTCTGTGAGTACACTTAACGCCGAGATTGAAACCCCTGCACCAGTGGTGGCAGAGACAGATGACGAAGCTATGGATCGTATCCGTGAGCGTTTTGACATCCTACACGAGATGACAAAAGCCACAGTGTCAGGCGACATCCGTGCTATGATCGTGAGCGGCCCCCCTGGCGTAGGTAAAAGTTTTGGTGTAGAGCAAGAGATTGAGAAAGCCTGCTTGTTTGACAAGTTGGCAGGCAAACGACTCCGCGCAGAGGTAGTTAAAGGCAGTGCCACGCCAATTGGCTTGTATCAAACACTTTACAAGTATTCGGATTCTAATTGTGTAGTTGTGTTTGACGACTGCGACAGCATCTTGTTGGATGACGTTGCACTTAACCTGCTGAAGGGTGCCTTAGACTCCGGTAAGAAACGTACCATCAGCTGGTTGAGCGAGAGCAGTGCCTTGCGTCGCGAAGGCATTCCAGATCGTTTCGAGTTCAAAGGCTCAGTGATCTTTATCACCAACCTCAAGTTTGATCAGATGAAGAGCCAGAAGCTTCGCGACCACTTGGATGCATTGCAGTCACGCTGTCACTACCTGGACTTGACCTTGGACACCATGCGTGACAAGTTGTTGCGCATCAAACAGATTGCCAAAGACGGCGTGTTGTTTGCAGACTACGACTTTAATGAGTACGCACAAGATGACATTATTGACTTTATGCATACCAACAAAGATCGTTTGCGTGAGGTGAGTTTGCGTATGGCTCTTAAGATTGCAGACTTACGCAAGAGCTTTGCAAGCAACTGGAAGCGTATGGCTGAAACTACCTGTATGAAGAGTGCCTGAAATAGCTTGGATAGGTGTCTTAATGTTGCTAATGTTAGGACACCCGTGGTGGTCTTTGTTGTTAGCATTTATTATTTTAATGTTTGGAGATTGATATGTCTGGAAAAGCAAAGTCTGTTTACCTAACAGTGACGCCCAAAGGCCAGTTTACAGCAGTGCTTCGCAAGATGTTTTTTGATGCCAAGTCCTACAACGACTATGTCAGGTCTGAAGAGTTCAAGGCCAAGTGGCCTGCAGATCAATACGATGTGATAAAAGAAGTTTATTAACGGGAGCGCCAAATGTACAAGATTTATGATGGTGAGTTGTTTTTGTTTGCTGTGGATACCCTGTATGAAGCAGACGAACAGCGTGATCAAGGTTTTCGCGTGGTAGTTGGTTAGTTCATTTTTCTCCTTTTTCCCGGGAGCAGGTTGGCTCCGTCCCGGGTTTTATGGCAGACACCCTTAAAAAAGGTGTCTGTCTTTTTGACTTCTGCTTGTAATAAGTATATACTATTATTATGCCTCAACACTTAACTGTCCTATTAGGACGTGACAAAGATCTGTTACTTAAATTTCGACTACGTGATACTCCGGTTACTGACCAATGGGTCGAACGTATGCAATCTCGTGACAATTATCCATTGGACCACCCAGACAGGTTTTATGGGTTTGGCACACTAGAACAAGAACAAGTTCGTGCAGTGGCGTACATTCAAAGTTGTATTACTACAATTAACTTGCACGAAACTATAATACATAGACCGTTTGAATACACGTAAGACTGTCTTAATTACTTGCACAATATATTTGAACGTTACCACGGATTACTAGACCAACAAAACACTGACTATTGGAATCGTGCTCCTGTTGCAGTCAGGAAAGCACTGGCCGAACTTAATTTAGCAGTCCATAGGTGTGAGACAGTTGCCAAAAAAGCACAACCAAAATTTGTTTGCACCTGGTTTGGCATGCCAAAAACACATTGCATAGATTCGTACTTACAAGATCAATTTAACGAACAGACGATTCAATTTGGAACAGTTTATTTAAACTATTGCGAGATTGGTAAAACTGCCGAAGATCTGTCCAACGATAACGATAAGTACATTGCCAACGATGCATTCAAACCGTTTAGTCATTACAGCGCAGATTTCAACGTACGGTTTTATGATAAAGATCTAATACCAAGTTATAGCAAAATTCAAAAATATATTGACGAACATCGTGATTTTTTTCTTGCTCACGGCATCACAAACGTGTATAATATAAAAGCACGACCAATACGATTACCGGTTGCAGATTTAATTTATGATGGCAACCGGGCTCAAATATTATCTGACATTGCTACACGGCAATGGATACACAAAGTGACAATAGAATGAAACAAGCAACCATAGTAATTAAAGATGAGGTAAACATCAAAGTTGAAGGACTTGAACTAGACGCCCGGCGTGCCTTAGTGAATGCATTTAAGTATGATGTGCCAGGTGCACGGTATTTGCCTGCAGTGAGACTAGGCAGGTGGGATGGCAAAGTCAGTTATTTTCAACTGGGCGGCAGCACTTATGTAAACTTGTTGCCGGAAATTGTTCCTATCTTAGAAAAGTTCAATTATGACATTGAACTGAACGATCAACGAACATACTCTACTGTGTTTGACTTTACACAGATCCGAGAAGATTCGTTTGCACACAAGGTGTGGCCCAAGACTCACCCAATGGCCGGCGAGCCTGTGGTCCTGCGTGACTACCAGGTTGAGATCATCAACAACTTCTTAGGTAACCCGCAGTGCATTCAGGAAGTGGCCACTGGCGCAGGCAAGACCTTGATGACAGCGGCCTTAAGTTTAAGCATAGAACCCTACGGTCGTAGCATTGTTATTGTGCCCAACAAGAGCCTGGTAACACAGACCGAAGCAGACTACAAGAACTTGGGCCTGGATGTGGGTGTTTACTTTGGTGATCGTAAAGAGCATGGTCGGGCCCATACCATTTGCACTTGGCAAAGTTTAAATGTGTTGATGAAGAACACAAAGAATGGCGTAGCAGACTTTACCATCCAGGACTTCATTGAAGATGTGGTCTGCGTGATCGTGGACGAAGTACACATGGCCAAGGCCGATGCGCTTAAAAGCCTGCTGACCGGCATCATGGCCAGAGTGCCGATTCGATGGGGCTTGACCGGGACTGTGCCCAAAGAACCATTTGAGTTCCAAGCACTGCGGTGTAGCCTTGGTCCAGTGATCAATCAGCTCAGTGCCAGCGAACTACAGGATCGTGGTGTGTTGGCCCAGTGTCATGTGAACATTGTGCAGTTGGTGGACCACGCAGAGTTTTCAAACTATCAAAGTGAGTTGAAGTTCTTGCTGGAAGAGCCGGACCGACTCACTGCCATTGCCAACTTGGTTGCCCAGGTCAACACCACAGGCAATACACTAGTACTAGTAGACCGTGTGGCAGCCGGTCATGCTTTG